CTATAATTTGAACCTTCATTAGTAACAACAATCTTATCAATTACCTTTCTTACTGTTGTAGATACTAATTGATGTGTTCCTGAAGAAGTAAATGTTAAATTGATAGTATTAATTCCAGCAAGAGCATCGGATTTCCTTTCAGCTAAAGATAGTGATGAATTTGTATTTGCTATGATATAGTATTTTGCATCATTAATCAAATATCCAGTAATTGCGTTTCCACCACTAGTACCGATTCCAATACCAGTATTTCCTAAGGTTTTATATACAACTTCTTCACCATTAATAAAATTATGATAAGTTCCAAACCCAATTATATTGGATGAAGTGTCTACACCCACCTTAGAATCAAATTTAATTGATGTTAAAATTGAACGTAATCTTGCTTCTGCTGTCGCTCCAGAACCATTTCCCCCACTAATTGCGATAGAGGGGGCAATTTTATAATCATATCCAGGATTTGTTACAATAACTTCTTTTAAACTCCCAGATACAAATACATTACCAGTGGCTCCAGAACCAACAGAATCTGATAAAGCTAGACGTGGAGGATTAATAACATCATAGTTATCACCACTATTCAAAACATCAATAGATTCAACTTGCCCATAAAAAACTGCGTCTGAGAATTTATTTGATATTATTTCAACACCATTTAAAAACATTCCCACAGCGCCAGTTTGCAGTGGTCTATTTGGTTGCTTTTTCTTTGGAGCTATTGGAATTCTTTTTAATAAATTTTGATTTCCTAATGTCCTGTTTGATTGTGCAGCATCTGAAATAATATAATTTGATGTTCCATTACCATCTTGGAAAGAGATAAAATCATTAATAAAAATTCTTGATGGACTAAAAGCAAGTTTAAATGCATCATTACTTATTTTGTTTACAAAATATACTCCTGTTACAATTCCCGAAATTGGATTTCCATTTGGATTGAAGACAACTTTGTCTCCAGAGTAAAACCCATGATTTACTATGTTAACAACATCAGTATAACCAGCTCCTACACTAAAATATTTTTTTCTAGAAAGAATATTGGCTCCAGCTGTAATATCATAGGAGGGTAAACCAGATGTAGTTACATATAAATTTTCTTTTTTCTTATCAATATATGTGTTTTGAATATTAGAAACAACCTTTGATATTTCTTCGTAAGAAGTTCCTACACCAGCAGCATATTTAATGTTCTTCCTTACAACATAAGAAGATGTTTGTGATAATGTTCCTGAAAACTGTAAAGTAAAAGAATCTGCAGCATTTACTTGTATTACAGTACCATCAACTGTTTGTGAACTTTGAGTATCTATTAAGGTAACACTATCGTCAACTTTAAAATCATGCTGCTGTATTGTATTAATAATAGCTGGAGAAGTGGTGCTTAATACACCAAATTGTCTTGGTTGTGCATCAAGTTCATAAGTTTGATTATATAACCAATAATCAAACTTTTGATTATAACTTCCTTTTTCTACTTCCTCACCTAAAGTCTTAACGCTAATCTCATCTCCAACTGAAAGATATTTTGTATTTTCTGCTAATGTAACATTTTTATCTAATTGTGCTGTTACACGTACTAATACTTTCTTATTTTCATCACCATTTTCATATCCATATACAAAATTATTTTGGAAAATATCATCATATATGTTAAGACTCGTAGTTAATCCGACACAATTAAAGAATTGTGTGCTGCTTTTTGATGTATATGTTACAATACCACTATTAATAAAAAGTTCTCCAGAATCATCAAATCCTACTGTAGAATCGACGGTGATTGTTGAATCGCTTTGAGAAACTGATTTTGTTGTTTTTGTGCTTGGACATACTGAAAATTCACCAACTGTAGACTCTAAACTTAATTTAATTTGATAGAATCCACCATTTTCTAAATTGACAACTTGAACATCATAAACATAACTAGAAGCCTGAGGATCATCTTGGAAAATGGCTTGTCCTTTAAGATTGGAAATTTCACCATTGATTTTTTGAACGATAAGATTTTTAGTTACCAACCAATCTGCGTTTGATGGTTTGATAAGATAATCTTGTGGTTTTATAATCTCTGCGTTAGTTTCGCCGTATAAAACCTTGAATAAAATTTTGATAGATTCATCAGAACCTTTAGATTTGTAAAAGTCTCTGGCAAAAGTTAAAAATTTTCCGTTATTTAAACTTTCAGTAAAAGATCTTCCTTCAAATCCTGGTAAAAATTGATACTTCAATTTATTCCAGAATTCAATTAAGAAAAGATTGCTTAAATTGTATACAGTATCGTTAGCAACATGAGCAGATGCGTTAGTCTCAGTAAAAACTAAGTATTCTGGATTGTTTGTTTTATGTAATGATTCTACACCACTAAATCCACGAATACATCCATAAAATTTAGTGGCGTCTTTACTTGTATAAGATATAATTTCATTTCCAATTTTCAATAGACCATAAGATTGGGGCCATGCATCAGTAGAATCTACCTCAATCTCATCATCATAGTATTCAATATTGTTTATTAATGTTGTGGATCCATCGAGATAAGCAGTTTCTTGGAAATACTCAAAGTTTAAATACCTGTCGATATTTTCAGCAAGATCTACAGCGCCTCCTTGGCGATCCATAGAAATGTAATATTGCTTTAAAAATTCAGTAAAAAGTGGATTTTCTTCGACTACAAATTTTGGTAGCTGTGTACCAATAATCTGATTAATTTGTACTCTTTGAATTTGCTTATCAATCATTCTTCGTTATCTCGTATAATTTCCGTTTACAAAGCTTGAAGTTGATGTAAATCTTGTTCCAGCAACATTATCACCTGAACTCATAATGTCTTTAATCATGGTAAATTTGCTAGATGCGATATCTAGACTTATGTATAAATCTTTTAAACCTATAATATCGTTAGACTCTGGTATTGCTTGAATTTCAATAATGTTATTTGCCTTTACGGTGGATACAATTTTTACACTATTTAAAAGTATTTCACCCTTAACGTAATCAACAGTTCCTGCACTATTATTTACAACCACTGGATTACCAACAGAATCTAGATAGAAGAAAAATATTCTTCCACTAGTTGCAGATGTTGGATAATCGGCTAAGTATAATGTTTGTGGATTATTATAAATTTTAAATCCTGTAGATTTTATAGAATATCCATCGGAACGTACATGGAATTGATTACCAAAACATAATTCATACTGAGCACTAAAATTAATCGCTGCGTTCAGATTTCTTCTAATTTTAATCTTAGTAATGTTTGATGTTATTGCAGTACTAGTATCATCAATTAATCCAACAACTTTACTATATTTTACTCTTCCACCGAATTGATTTGTTTCTTTATCATTGGAATATTGTGTTAGAGATGTTATAACTTGAGTTTTTAAATTTTCAATATCGGAAACTGAATTTGGATTATAATAAACTGAAGAGTCTAATTCAACATAAAGATATTTCAAATCGATAATTTCAGGAACAATGCCAGCAATACTATATTTTTTAAGATTATTTAAGATTTCTTTTTTACTATAAAGTGAAATTGTTGAACCACTTTTAGGTTTAATAACAATAAAGACTTTACCATACTGAGGAGGATTCAATTCTTCTCCACCATATGCAGATACAGACGCTGCATTTGGATAAATCATTGGAATGATTGCTTCATAATCATTTGCGGAAACAGCTCTATACTGCGATGAATACAGTCTTGGAGCATAATTCTTAATTGATGCTATAGATTCAATGTCCGCACCATCAGAAGCGGATTCTACAGTGTTTACAACCAACGTTGATTGTGGTACAAATGTGTTGTTACTATCAAGAATGACCCCATTAAACGAAAGATTAGTTACACCGTTAGCCTCTTTTCCGTTTGTGACAATATAAGTAGCTTCAATAAAATTGTTATTATCTAATTTCCTGCCAATAATTCCATCGCCAAAAATAATCTCATACTTTTCACCAGAAATTTCTTGTACAAGATATTTTTTAGATGTAGTCGTTACTCCAACAATATTATCTACCTTTGTATACTCTTCTGATATTTCATCGCCTTCTGTTGGTCTGACTTTAACAATTAATGATGAGAGATCAACGCCAGAGTTTGGTAGGATGAATTTTTGATCTGGTTGTGAATTATCAACAGTAAATGTGGTTTTTACAAATGAACCTTCATATACATTGATGTTTTCAAAATATCCTAGGTTATCTGATACAGGAACTGTGATGTCTTGTGGGATACAGAATGAGTAATTTAAATCATTTGCAGCACCTGTAGCAACGACGCCAGCCTTCATTGTAAGCGTCGGCGTGGTGCTTGTAATTCCGCTGGTAGGTACGCTAGCCAACATGGATACAACCGCCCTAGCAGCCTTTTTAGACTGGGGTACATAGCCAATATTTCTTGCTAGGGAGACAACATTTTGTCTGAGAACAGCACTATCAAGAAAAACTTCATTTACGACTGCATTAGTATTGTATGCAGTAATATAGGTATTATAGGCAAGAGTATCAATTAACAAAGATAGATTAGATCCTTCAAAGTCATAGTCAGTAAACTCACTATTCGACCTGATGTAATCTTTGATCGATGTTTTAATTTGATCGAAATCTAGATTTGTAAATTGAGTAAATGCCATTATACCCTTGTTGGTTGTAGGATAAACGTGATATCCTGTGTAGGAACTGATAACCCGACAATATCATAAACTACACCGATTTCTAAATCATTAGAATCTGCAGGAAATCGGACTCTCACATCACTCAACGCAATTCTTGGTTCAAAATTATTTAAAGTTGATGCGATTTGGTTTTCAAGTTCAATTTGTATTTCGGGAGTCTGCAATTCAAAATATGAATTTTCAATTTGTGTGCCTAAGCGATTATTAAAAAATCTCTCACCAACGATAGTTCTGACCAAATTAATTACAGAATTTTTAATCGCAGCTTCATTTTTTAAAACTACAATATCGTTGGTGATTGGGTGTCTCTTAAATGATAAACTGATGTCCTTAAAAGCCCTTGAGATTTTTATCGTTGACATTGATATAGACAGACTTTTAGATTATTTATAGCCTAATCAGCCCACCATTCTACAAAATCATCAAAACCACCAGCTCCTCCGCAAGGACGACTTGTACGATCTTCTGGAATTGGGTATAATTCTTCGTTATGTTTGATTTTTTTAGCTTTTTTAAGCCATTTTTCGGATTCGACCTCTGTAATTAGGGTCATTCCGCTATTAATAAAGTCATCTCCTTTATCAACGGAGCCATCAAGATGATTAGGGTGTCCCATTTTACCTCCATAAAAGTTTCTAGAACTTTTTACGGGGTTTCTATCCCGTTTTTTTCACAATTTCGTAGTCTTCACCGAGTATTTCCTTTAAATATTCGTCAGACCAATAGCTGTAATAGTCAGTTTGGGCTAGTTTTTTACGGAATTCCTTTAATTTCTCCTTTGGTTGAGCTAAAATCAGGTTATACCTGCCATTATTTGTTTGAACACCAGAAATGAAGGTCTCATAAGACCCACAATCCTCAAAAAAATCCCAATGTTTATAGATTTTACAATATATATCCACCCACTGATTGATGTCATCAAGTGTTAAATTGTCTTCTACAATAAAAATGACGACATCAGCACCATCAATGGGCTCAACGTCGTCAATATTACACTCAACAATCTTAAAATTTGCAGAAGAAGCAAAGGGACAGATCGCAAAATGACCTAATTCTGGTCTTTTTTTAGAAACTTCGATAATCCAGTCCCTTATATGCTTCTCTTTATCTGTCATCCTTGACCTCTATAGCGTTTTTTAGCCTTATTGCGTGATGTTGCAGACAATTTTGTGTTTTTGCTGCGCCCTTGACGTGTTGTTTTGGGCTTATGTTCGATAACAACTTTATTAGTCAGTGAAGGACGTTTTGCCATAAGAATCTCCTAATTTAACTTTCACTTCAATATCTTTGGGATCTGGCTCTCCATCTGTATAATAATCTTGAGCCAGATCTAATAGCATGTTTCCCATCTCCTCATAGGAGAGGTTATCGGCATGTAACTGTTCTTTTATAAAGATCGCAAAACGATCAGATGACTCGGGTTTTTTCATGTCCGACACGAATGAGTGGGTTGCACCAAATTTCAAAACCTGCCTTCTTAGCATCAAGACAGAACGAAACGTCTTCACCACACATATCCTGAACCTCACCAGACTCAAAGACTTGCATCTGAGGAGCAAACCAAGGATAGGTGAGTGATTCAAATACGCCTTTCTTAATCAGAACCCAACCAAAGCCAGTATAATCGACTGTGAAGGGCTTCTTGCGCTTCTGCATGGATTCAACGGTCTCATGGTTCATAACACCACGATTCTTTTTGAACTCTTCCTCGGACAGCCAATGTGCAACAGAGGTGGTGTGACCATCTTCCGTAGCATACCAACCAGCAGCGATATCTTTATCCATCACAACCAGACGCATCAGAGCTTCCGTGTTGAATACAATATCATTATCGATCCAAAGCTGATAATCATAGTTCAGCTTTCCATCCCAAGGAACTTGCTTAGGTCCGCGCAGAACGTTTGCACCGAGGCACTTGCAACGGGCAAAGTTAACCATAGAGCTATAGTCTTGTGAGATCTGAATGCTAGCGCCCATTTGCACTAGATCAAAGCACATCTGCACAAAGTTTTTGAGAAATGTATATGAGCAACCGCGTCCAGGCAAACAAAAGACAATCGACTTGCCTTTGATCATCTCTCGTGCCTGATCAGGATCAAACTCATCTTGAGGTTTTGGCGGCTCAGCCGCTTGTACACTAAATCCTTTTGCCATATCAAACCAATGGTTTACGAATGAATTCTAACAGAGTTATTTATTCGTGTCAAGAATGAGCATAAAAGGCGGTTAACACTAAATAACTTATAAGAACTATAAGATAACAGATGGACGATCCAACACTCAGATCATTAATAGAGTCATACAATGAAATGTATGCCTCAGAAGATGCAGAAGAACTGGAAGAGAAAAAAGGCTTATGGGATAACATCCATGCAAAGAGAAAGCGTGGTGAGCGCCCTGCAAAGCCAGGTGAAGAGGGATATCCAAAGACTCTGAATGTTGAGGAGAATGAACTGGAGGAAGGTCTCAAGCAAGCTCGCAAGAACGTCGGAGCATCAAAGTGCTGGACTGGTAAAAAGGTTGGCAATCCTCCAACCAAAATGAAGGGTGGTAAGGAAGTACCAAACTGTGTACCAGAAGAAGTTGAGCCTTATGACATGGTGCTCGATTATCTTATGTCAGAAGGTTATGCCAAGGATGTTGAGTCCGCAGACAAAATGATGATGGTCATGTCCGCTGATAAGATTCAAGAGATCGTCGAACAGTCCGCTCTTGCACAAAGAGCTGCCGCCGCCGTTGATGACCAGAGAAGAGGTTCTTATGGTATGGCAGATGATCTCAATAAGACCAGAAAAGCCTTAGATAAGTTGAAGCCTTATCCAAACGGCTTCCCTGGCGTCAAGCCAATCTGATAAAACCTCCAATACAATCAAATCCCTGGGAATTTTTTTCCTGGGGATTTTTTTGTAACAATAAAAATTTTTAGCAGCTCGATAAGAGTAATCAGAATATAAGAGAGTTCCTGATAACGAATTTCAATATAAGATCTCATGCAATCTGGGGTTTCTTTGTCGATGCTTGTTTCGGTAGATATTTCTTCTTAAACTCTTCCCAGCCGCCTGGTGGGGTAGAAGGGGCGGGCATCGGCGGGGCTTTATAAGG